CTAGCTGTTTTTGCGTCATATCCAGTACGCATCTCCAAGCCACAACGCTCATAAGCCTCTTCTATTATTTCACCGACATCTAAGTCGAAATCTCTTGAACCCGAAGTTGTCATTTACTTCTTCCTTCTTAACGACTTAACTCTTCTAGGCTTACCTGCTGGTTGACCTAATTTATTCTTCTGACTTATTCTACTACGTTTTTCAGCAGAAGTCATCTCCGAGCTTGTCTTCGGAGTTTTAGAAGAAACTCTTTTGCTTGGACGACAATAAGGTGTACCTCTTTTTTCACCTTTTTGACGACCACAAGCCTTACCCGTTTTTACATCTTTCCAATCTTCCTTAAACCATCTCTTTAAGGCTAATCCTGCTTTTGTTTTTCTAACTGCCATTATGCTTTCTTTGTTTCTTTTCTTTTACCTGCCATAATAGCACCACAGCCTCTTGCAATCTTTGGATTATTCGTTGGTCTTTTTCTATATGCTTTGCCGTTTGATGCTTTGATAACACCTTGCTTATCTTTGACATTCTTAATAGCTTCTAAAAGTCCACCGTCTTTTTTCTTTGTGGACTTACCATAATTAGCGGCACCCACCTTTCGGCACTTTGCTATGGCTCCTCCAGCATAAGCACTTGGAAAAACTTTAAATCTTGCTTTTACTTTTCGATAACATGCGTCTTTTGGCATTTTTTAATTCCTCTATTCCAGTTACCTTATAACACCTACATGACCATTTTTTCTTGTTACAAGATAGGCAATACTTAACGGGGCTTCCTTTTATTATTTGTTGTTCTTTTTCTTGATCCTTCTTTAAGTCCACCTAAATTATAACCTTTAGCTTTTGGTTTCTTCTTACTTCCAACTGATTTTGCTATCTGCTGTGACATCGAGCTTCGCAACATTGTCATTCGGTGAACTCCTTCTTATAAAATCTTCCCATAAAGGTTTTATCATTTCATGGTTTTCAGAAACTTTCTCTGCCATAATAGCTGTTCTTTTATCCACTTCAATTAAAGTTGATATAGACCAACCAATAGCTCCTGCAAATAAAACTATACAAACACCAGTTGATACTTCTTTAATATTCATTAGCACTTCCATCTTTTACGAGCTTGTCTTAAACGGCTATTAGGATCTTTTGCAGCTTTAGGAAACTTCTTCATTTGTCCGGCTGATCTTGCACAATATGACTTACGTCTCTTTGCAGCAGTGCTACCTTTTTTAACTTTGCCAGTAACTGCCGTTTTTAACTTACTTCCAGGATTGTCTTTACGATATTTAGCAACACCCTTTGCAGTCATACCTGCACCAGATTTGGTGGGACGCTTTTGTCCACCACCTATGGTGTGTCCCTTCATAGTGCCTTTTTTCTTTTTCTCAGCCATATTAAAAGCCTATGCGTGAAAGTAACTCATCATGTCTACTGTAGTATTAGTCCACACGATATATAAACCATTTTCAAATAAAACTCCATTTTGTGGAATTGTATTATCTATTGTAGTATTATCTGTACCAAGTGTTCTAGCTTTAAATAAAGCAGATCCACTATTATTAGGGTCACCATTAAAAAACTCAACAACTCCTGCTGTACCACCAGAAACTATTGAATAGCCTTTTAATCTGGTTCTTTCTACATTAACTACTTCTGCGGCAGAGGCTGTAGTTCCTGCTACAACGGTTCCCGCTGGATCACCAACGGCAGTAATACTCGCAACTGTTCTAAAGAAATTTGCACTTGTAGCAGTTGCTGAATCAACACCTGTAAGAGACTCTGTTATAGCATCTCCATTAATACCAGTTCCTACAATAGTAAAAGATATACCTGAATCATCACTTCCTGAAGTAATTTCTATTTTTCTTGCTGCTCCTGCTAAAGCTATAGCATTACCAGAGTGTAAAGCACCACCTATTACTAAAGCGGCATTATTGGCTACTTGTGCTGATGCAGAAATACCATCTGGATCTGCAGCTATCTCGTCAGTTATAAAGGCAACTTTTACGTCTGATTTACCACCTGACATACTCATATTAATCTCCTTCTAAAAGATGGGGGTATAAAACCCCCATAAATTAAGCTTCGTAGCCCATCAATTCAATAAATAACTTACCAGCAGAGTAATCTGCATCTGTTGCAGCACCAGTTGTTAAGTATAAAAATTCATCTGCAGCTGGAACGGCAGCAAAGAAAACCTTACTTCCTAATGTTGCATCACCTGCGTTGACCAATAGGGTTTCATCTAATGTACTAATAGCAGCATCTTCTACTCCAGTTCCTTCTGTAGCAGAATGTATGTTAATATCTGGATCACCACCTGCTGGTGCTTCAAAACATTCCATACTACCTGTTAAGATTGTACCATTTTGTGCAGCAGTTATCTGACCAATGTGACAAACTAAAGCAGTTCCGTTAACACCAATAATGTCAGCACCACCAGTTGATCTCAAACCAGTTAAGTCAATTAGAATTCTTGTTGTGATTATACCACCAACTCTTTGAACAGAACTTCTGTAAATAGTTCCAGAACCTGTTGTAATACCAGTTCCAGCTTCTACTGAAAGCGTATTAGCATCTAATGAGGCAAAGCCACTTGAGTTAATGCTTGATTGTGTAGTAATTGCTCCAGTTGTAGCGTCTTTACTTATTGTAGTAAATCCACCTTCTGATCGGACTGGACCCGAGAAAGTTGTATTAGCCATATCAATCTCCTTGTCTTGGCAAATGTCAGTCAGTTTATCCGACTGTCAAGGTTTAGTTTATTATACACAAAAAAGGGCAGTATGTAACTGCCCTTTTTTTAATTAAAGTTTTTAAAGCTTACGCTCCTGGTGAACCAAACACGGCACGAGGATCAGAGAAACCAAAAGAATATCTTTCTCTTGCTTTATATCTCATGTTTCCTGTCTCGAAGTCTGGATCCATCGCAGTAGCTAAAGACATTCTTTCAAAATGCTTTAAACCATTTGGTGCATCTGTCTTAATGAAGAAAGCATCAGTGTCTGTCAAGAAATCATTGACCACATAACCATTTGGTAACATGCCCATTGATTGGTGTGCATTGACATCGTTGTCTGCTGTTCCTGGTCTCATATTAGAAGCCATCAATCTTTCTGCTACAAATTGTAACTGACGAGGGATAATTAACTTCATGCCTCTTAAAGCAATGATTAATCCTCTCTCATCTGTAAAACCTGCAATATTGATTAATGCATCTTCTAAAGATGTTTCATTAAGATCTGCTGCTGAAACATTGTCTAACGTACCACCATTTGTTAATGGATGATCTGCTACACATAATGCTTTTGCGTCACCACCGACTACAGTAGTGTCGAAAGCATTATTTAATACTCCTGCTGCTTTTACTTGCTTAGTATGTGCCATAGATCTTGCAAGTGCTCTTGTATAACGAGAAGAGATTTTGTCATAAAGGTTATCCTCTACGGCTTCTTCTGTTATTGAGAACGCCATTGCAACTGTCTCATGGTTATACCTTGCAGTATAAGCCTCATTTGCATCGTCAAATGTTACTGCGTTACCCTCTGACTTAGTGGGTGCAGCTCCAAATCCACTCAACATTACTTCTTCTTCAAACGCTCTGTCAGATGACTCGGTGTCAAAGATTTCGGAATGTTGACCTTCATACCTATTATACTCCATACCAAAGAGGGCGTTTAAACCCGGCTCTAATTCCTTGGCGAGTTGTGCTCTTGAAATTGCCATAGTTAATTACTCCTTATGATATAGCAGCATCAGCATCACCAGAAGAACTGGCAAATACATGATTGTTGATTTTAACGATATAAGAGATACCTGCGGCAGAGTGATCAGCGTTAGTCACATCTTCATGAATACCCACAACCATTAGAGGGTTTGAAGGATCTGATGCTTCAGCTGTTGATATATCAATCATAGCACTTGAAAGACCAGTTGTGGTATTTCCAGCAGTAGCAGTAGCTAATTGTGCTGTTTTGAATATATCTGCTCTCGCAGTTGCCTTATTAGTGTTAGTCCCATCTGATGCAATAATAAATTTTTGCATTGGATTGTCATAGACAAAACACTTTATATCGAAGTTAGTGTTGGCAGTACCTGACCCTGCCCATGTGTTTTTAAAGGTTAATTTACCTGTTGACGCATCAACGTATTCACATCCAGCAAAAACACCAAGGAGTTGTTTACCATCTCCATCGGCACTTGTAATTATTGCT